ATAATTCATTTCTTGCTCTTTTTGCCTGCGTATAGATTATCAAAAATCTGATTAACATCCAAGACATAATCTAAATCAGACTTTGAGTAGTGTATATGCTGTGATGGTAAGAAATCTGGAGGTCCGTCACCTGTCTCAAACCATGCAGGATGCGTTACCCTTACTCTATTATTAGGTAAAGCAACAATGTTACCTGTCAATTGACCTGCATCTAACAATTCTAGCACATGGCTTTGCTTGTGTTGAGCAGGGTCATCTGCTATCTCACTGTCTGTATAGTCCACAGTAAAATAGTATTTCGCAGGATAAAAATTTCCATCTATTTTAGCTAACCAAGGACATGGTGTAGCCCTGTCCAAAACATATACCTCGTGGGTTCGGGAGGAACAATCCCAAGGCTGTGCTAAATGAACAGGCATGGGTTCTGCCCACTCCTCGACTGGAGTGTCTGCTACTAAAGCTGTAATAGGCATCCTAGCCCACATTGCTCCACCATGTACGTTAGGATCGTCAGTGTCGTCTGTCTCACATCCTGTAAATATAACCTGAAAACTTAAACATCTGTTTGGCATACAGGTTACTGCTATAGCCATAGCGTGTAAAAACTCTCCATGATACTTTTGATGATTGTGGGTATATTCTCTTCTTACCCAACACTTGAAGTGTGGAATATTGCTTTGTAAAAATGCCATTTAACTCACCGTTATTGTAACACTACCTACTGATGCAAATAATGTTTCTATTTTTTTATTAAAATCTTCTGATTGTGGAACTCCTACATGAAGCTCCAAAGGCTCAATTCTATCTGGTCTTGCGTTTCTTATAGATTGACTGTCGTCTGTTTTTACTCTTCCCACAAAGTTTTGCGGATGATCTCTATCTGCTACATCTCTTCCAACCCTAGACCCTGTTCTTTTCCCATTGTTAAATTCAAATACTAGTTCATCTATTGGATATCTGAATCCAGTTCTATCGCATATTCCGAATGCGTATTTACCTTTTGCTCTCGTCATAATTACCCTACGAAGAACGTATTGTGAGGAACAAACTTAATTGATGCTGTTTCAGTGTCCTCACCTGCCGCCAATTCAAACTGAAACTCATATTCTTGTTTTAAAGCCTGAACTCTACTAGATACTTCTGGTCTTTTCATTGCTATGTAATACGCTAATCCCGATACTAAACAAGGAACAAATCTAGGAGGAACAAAGTTGGTTGTTGTTCCTGTTATTCCAGAAGCTATGCTATCAATTCCTTTTAATCTAAAAAATGCTAACGTATACGTTGTGTCTGGCACTGGATGCAATGTTACTGTTGTCGAGCCTGATAGTCTTTGAACAAATATCTGTGTAGGCTTCCCTTGAGTATTTTTATTTGATTTCTGAGCAAACGTAGACACGCTTATTCTACTAACATTTGTGTCAAGTTGTGACGTTCCTGTTCCTGTTCTTATAGTTTGCTCTATTATATCTATAGTATCCGAAGGCATAGTATAAGTGGCTGTTCCTGCTGATAATGATAAAGTTCCAGACTCTATGGTAAAAAGATTTATACCCCTGTTTTGCCACTCTAGAGTTAGAATTTGGAAGCTTCTCCTTGCGGTCTTTAAGTCATATCCAGACCTCATTTCTAACCCTGCTCGTTCAAAAGCTTCTTCAAATAGTTCTGGTAAATCTGGGGTTACAACTGCCATTTTATTTCCTTAAAAGTTACCTATAACTTTTTTTGTATTATATATTAAGTAATTATTTAAAGCTATCATTTAATGAATCCACAACACTATCTATATTAGGCTCTGTTCCACCAGGTTCGTACTTACATTGATATTCCATTGGACATTGACCTTCTACAACCAGACTATATGTGTCGTTTGCTCCTTTATATAAACACACTTCCTGTCCATTTTTTGCCTTCCTTCTTTTATATCTACGACACGTTATATACTTAGGGTCTTCTCTTATTCCCTTTCGTACTTCTTGTTCCCATGTCCAGTCACTAAACTTCTTTAAAAAGCAGGTAAAACAATTCTTAATATTGTCTGATTGGGCAAGATATATGACTCCTTCATCTACACACAACCACTCAAATGTCTCTTGACCACCATGCTTTCTTACGCAGTTATCCCCACCAACCTCTATCAAATCCCATGAGGGTGTAGACGAACCCGACAAGAACAACAGTGCCAACAGCAAGCACAATCGTGATAGCAACGATACCGATAATCTTTTCTCTAAATATCTTTCTATCATATATTTCTTTCTGTCTTCTTTTTCTTATCTGACCTTCCATAGCCAATAACTCATCCCATGCTTTAGAGCCGTGAGTAAACATTAGAAACTGTTTAAGCTCATACCTTTGTTCTTCTAGTTTCTTTTTTGCTGTGAAAGACTCTATCGCTTCTTGCTCTATGGTTCCCCCACTAAATACTTTACGAAACATAGTGGGGTTTTTTGCAGACTTGTGAGCTGCGTCTACGTCACTTACAGCACCCATCCATCTGGAAAGGTCTTGCGACATGGCTTCTAAGTCTTTACCTGCGGCAAAGGCTCTCTTAATTCCATTAAATGCCGTACTCGCTGTAGCAACAGCGGCAGAGATCGTTACTGGGTCGAACAATTTAGTATGTTTTTCGCATCTTCAGAGTAATTGTATAAGTATCACCGCTAGAGTGACCTACGGTTGTGAAGTCAATATCGCCTGTCTTTCCAGACCCTGCGTTATTTATCAAACCGTTAAACTCACTGTAGTCGTGATGACCACTCTGATTTTCACCTAACTCTATTATAAAAGCATCAGATGTTGCATCGAAAAACAACCTCACTTTCATGCCTATGCACTGCCACCAAATCTTTTCAATGGCGACACTCGTACAAGTATCGCCTCTGATATTTGTGTTCAATGCACTGACATCGACCTTTTTAACCGCTGATTCGCCTGAGCCATCAGAAATATTAGTAAATTTCATAATGACATACTTATCGCCATCAAAAATGGTTTGTGATGTTACTGCATCAGCCATTGTTTACCCCCCTTAGAATACTGAATATTCTAGTTCAACTGTAAATCTTCCTGCTGTTATGTCAGCATTAACAGTGGTTGTAGCTCTGGCATATAGATGCACATTTGCAACAGCAGCCGTTACGTTTGGTACAAAGATGTGATAGTTACCTGCTGAGTTATTGAAGTTAATATCTATCTCTGTAATGGACTGCGTGGCACTTAGCTGTTCGTGGAAAGCCGTTACACCTGCACCCACAATCTCTGTGCCTGTTACTCCTGCGTTTGTGGCTGTACCAGAGGTTGCGCTTAACGCTAGGTTACCTGCAAGTGTTTGACCTGCTGCTGTGGTTATGCCAATTAACGCTCTGTGTACAAATATTTTTGATGGTGTTACCAAATCATCAGGTGCATCTACGTTTAATGTTCCTAATTCTACAAGGCAGTCACCGTCTGCATATGCGGTTGCCGCGGCATTTGTACTCGCAAGAGTTCCTGCGAAAGACTGTATCTTCCTAGTACCCATAGATATAAGTTGACCTGTTGCATTAACAGAAAAACCTGTCTCCGTAATAGTACCTGAAGTTGCGTTTTGATTTATTGTTTTAAATCCACCAGTTGATCTAACTGGTCCTGAAAAAGTTGAATTGCCCATGTGTATCTCCTTGTCGTGGCAAATGTCAGCTTACGCTGTCAAGGTGAAAATTGTATGGGGGTGATGAAGGATTAATAAACCACCCCCATATTCGCTAGTTATGCGGCTCCTGTTGTTCCGAAAATTCCAAGAGGATCAGATACACCGAAAGAATATCTTTCTCTCGCTTTGTATCTTACGTTTCCTGTATTGAAATCACCGTCCATACCAGTAGCCATAGGAGTTCTAACGAAATGTTTCATTCCGTTAGGAACATCTGTGATTATAAAGAAAGCATCAGTATCTGTCAGATAATGATTAACTCTAAAGCCTTCTGGAATAGACCCATTAGACTTGATAGCGTTTAGATCGTTATCTGATGTTCCTGTTCTCAAATCTGTTTGTAGCAATCTCGTTGCTGTAAACATCAATGCAGGAGGCACGATTAACTTTCTTGGCTTTGCTGCAATCAACAGTCCTCTTTCATCTACGAACGCTGCAATATCGATAACTGCTTGCTCTAAAGATGTTTCATTGAGGTCTGATGCTGTTGCTAGTTGGTTCCTATTGTTACCGCCTGCCACCGTTGGGTGAGCAGAACTAAATAAGAATGCATCATCACCAGATTTAAAAGTATCAAAACCAGTGTTTAAAAGAGATGCTGCCTTGGTTTGCTTTGTGTAAGCCATACCTCTAGCAAGAGCCTTTGTATAACGTGCTGATAGGCTGTCATACAAATTGTCTTCCATAGCTTCCTCTGTGATAGAGAAACCCATAGCCACTGTCTCATGGTTGTAACGAGAAGTGAATGACTCTTGTGCAGTATCGTATGAAATGGACGCACCTT